ACGACGTTTTCCCAAATAGAGATTCTTGGATATTGTCCATTTGTTTCCTCCTGTAGTTCTTTGATGATTCGGATTCCTTCGTGAAATAAGCCTGATCTTCCACCTTCTAACCCTGCTCGTTTACCGGCAACGGACAGGTCTTGGCATGGTGAACCCCATGCAACGACATCGACTACGGGTGCGTGAGCAAGGATATGTTTGCCTGTCAGCGTAGATACGTCATCCCATTTGGGAACATCAGGCCAATGTTTATATAGGATGCTGTTCGCATGTTTGTCCCATTCGCATTGGAACACGGTTTCCATTCCAGCGTTCTCTAAACCCATGTCAAACCCACCGACACCACTGAACAGGCTGAGGACTTTCATGCTGCTTGCCTGCATTGGCATGGTTTCACATAACCGTATGTGCCGCCCATAAATTCCATTGTGTAAAATGTTTCGCAACCTGGGTAGCAGTCTGTTTGGTCGGGGTTGTGGTGTTCTTGTCTGCCAATATCCCATCCTGTGTAGTCGCAGAGTTCGCAACCGAATGTGCCACCGATGTGTCCACCAACTTGTCGAAACATGTGTCGTACTTCCCCGATAGAGGCAGGGAATTTAGATAGTGATTCACACATTTTAAGTACGGCTTTACCGTCTTCTTCGGAAGCATCGAGCATGATGTCGTCGCGTGTCCACGCAGACTTCAATGTGTTTCGTGCGATGTTTGTTGTCGGGAACAGACCGCACAAACGGTCAATAAATAGTTCGATGTGTATTGGTTTCATTATTCTTCATCCATGAAGCATCCGCAGGCACCCCAGTCGTCTTTGTCAAACATTGATGGTTGTGAGTCAACTCGTTCACGAAACCTTCGCAAGGTTAATGGTACTGGTTTACCTTGCACTTGTTCTTTGAGCATCGCCACATCCTTTTTGAGAATGGCTCTAGTTTTTTCTTCTTCGTCTTCCCATTGAATGTATCTGTCACGATTCCATTCCAACAGCATCTTCCATGCTGCTTGACCACCCCGTACACACGCGCCACCACAGTTGGCGTGGCTAAAACCAACCGAATACAGCCGTGGGGGTTCAATCCCCATAGCACGATATTTTTCTAGCAACGCAGATTTCTCTATGTATGGTTCACGCATAAGCGGGGAATCAACAATGTATGGAAGCCAAAGAGGGGCTGCTCGTTCATGCCGGTGCGGTTCTGTCCAATCAAAACCCAAGTAGATTATTGATTCTTCTGGTATGCAGTTGTGTTTAATCCATCTGTGTAATGCTTCACGTTTAAGCACCCGTGAGCAGACAGCCATACGGTCGTTAGGTACGATACGTGAATCTCGACCAACCTGCATGGGTGTTCGACCGTCACGTACAACAATCCATTCCCATCGGGGGGATAGTTTGGCTACAAGTTCGTGGGCGAATCGCCAGTTGTCTTCGTCTTCAACCATTGTGTCTGCTGTGAGCAGAACAAGTCGGTCGTCGGGTTGGGCGATGTCTTGCACTCGATATGCAACTTCTGCTGATCCTATACCTGTAGAAAATTGTACGCAGTGCAACATGATTTGCCCCTCGGCTTTGTTTAGAGTTCTACGCCTTGTGCGATGTGAGTTCGTAGCCGTGAGATGACAGACTCTGCTTGTTTCATTGTTGCTTTGAGTGCGTCAAGTTCTTTGGCGAGCGAGTCGGCTGCATCCATGTATCGGTCACGTTCTTCTTGTAACGCTTGGTTGGTGACAGCAAGTGCGTCTACTCGATCCTGCCAGTATTCAAGTTCAAACTCTGTGTCGTTGCTCATGTCGCATTTCCTTTCGTTGGGCAGGAGTCGTACCAGCCCACACCCCATAATTTATGTCGTTTATTACAGCAAAGTCAAGGCATTCTTTTTTTACGGTGCATTCAAAACAAACTTTGCGGGCTTCACGCAGTTTGATGTGGTTGATCGCTGCTTCGTCTAGTTCCATAAAAAACATTTCGGTGTCGGCACCTCGACAATTCGCATTGTTTTGCCAACCAAAATCGTTGTCTTTTAGTTCGGCAAGAAAGTCGTTTATGATGCTCATTTCTGTGGGTTCCACGGACTCCATCCTGCCACATCGTACAAAAGTTTGCCAGCACGTAAATTTGTTATCGGGTTCATTAGTTCCTCCTGGGTGCATACTTTCATACGAACACAGACGATTGCAAGTTTGGTTCGTTCAATGTCCCAATTTATTCCATTGACCTGTAGAAGTCCTGTATCTGATGAATGCGACATGGTTGCCATGCGGATCAGGTTGCAGTCTTCATCCACTACAGAGCCGCCGATACGGGTGGGGCATCCGCCGGACTCGCGCAAGATTATTTGACCTAGCCGCTTCCAGGTGTGGGGGGGCCAGCCTGCTTTGGCGGCTAGTTCTGGTAGCCATGAGATGTCGCCGTGACGGAACACAATGTCAGGTTCAGACACCCCTTCAGACACACGGACAGCCACGCTAAGAGGTTCAAGGGTTGGCAGTGGGGCTTTGGCTGCTGATGCGAGGCTGCCGAAGGTGATAATCCCTACTATGGAAACGGCAAATAGCCGTACAAGTTTCCGCATTGGTGTCTCCTATCATAGCAAAAATGTCGGATTGCTTACTGGATAAGGGTTTTGCCCCACACAATCCCTAATGACCTAGATTGTGCGAGGACAACAACACGCTTCCTACTAAAAAACGCACCCTTTATGTTGTCGTTACATCAGTATTCGGTAATAGTAAGTAACTTGATCAAATCTTTCAATGTGAGTACCACATACTGATCTTCGGCTTTACCATACCCTCGACGTTTGGCAACCACAACCCCAACTTCTGCGTTGGCGTTTATCCGTTCTGTTTCGGCTTCGGTTAACCAACCAGAGAAGTTGAGGGTGGCATGTGATTTGCATTCGAAGACGAGGCGGTTGTCTACACCTGTGATGTCACCTTTGTCGAGCGCACCTTGTAGGGCGCGTCGTTCACAGTTCGGATAAAACTGTTTGAGGTAGTCAACGATGAGTGTCTCAAACGCTGTGCCTTTAGATTTATTTTTGCTCACGGGGCAAGGATGCCAATGAGTTCTGATGCCTCTTTTTTGGTTAGATCATTGAACGATGTGATGGTTCGTTTCGTGTGATCTGATGCCATTGAGAGTTGATCTTCTTTGCTGGAGATACCTGCACCGTTGCACAACGCACGAAGTTTACCCAACTGTGGTGCTGTGGCTGGTGCGCCAGGTTCTTTGATTTGTGGTGTGCCGTTGGCAGGGTGGTTGTTGCGTGATTCTTCGATCACTTCTGCTCCGGCGAACAGGTCTACTACTTTGGCCAACACGTCACCTACATCCAAGATTTGTTCGTTCGGGCTAATTTGGAATGAGTCCACAATTTCGGCTTTGACCACAGGTTTTGGTGTGGCTTTGGCGTATGCGTATGCGGCACGTAACAAATCCATGTCGGATTCGTGCATGTTGTCCAGGTTGACACCAGCCTTGTTCGCAATCTCGCGCCAATCCAATGCTGCGTCAGAGCAAGCACCTTTGAACCGTTCAATGTTTTCTGCCGACACGGGTGGGTTACTGTCAAGTGCCACAGGTTTCGGTGCAGGTTTAGTTGTGGCGTGAGGGTTGTCATCCCATTCTTGTTTAGTCCACAACGCAAGGCAGATACCGAAACGCATAGCCGAGTTACGGATGAAGTCGGAGATGAGTTCTTTCAACAGGTCAGGTTTGTTGTGCATGACTGAGCCGATACCGAGTCGGCGTACACCTTGCACTGTGAGCCAGCCTGCCATGTGTGCCATACCGTTCTCAACACGGTACGCAGGTAGACCGTTCGCATCAAACGCGGTTGGTTCCCAAGTCCACTCAGGGTCAATCTCGATCAACATTTTGGTGACATCTGCGTGACCTACGAAGTCAAGTTGCATTCCTGCTTTGGGTAGTTTGCCTACGATCTTCGGATCGGGGACACCGTACTTGCCGAGGATTTCTTCCAGTTTCATTTGCTCTCCTTTGCTGTGATCCGCATAGTGCGGAAGGTTGATGTTTTCTTAAACTTTGCGTGTAAGGCTGGATGTTCTTTCTCAAACTGTTTGGCATCAAACGATGTGCGTGACGAGTTCTTCCAGGTAATAACTTGCACCCCGTCAATCGAACCGTACTCTGCGTCACCGAGCAGCATCCCCAATTCACCTTGCAACTGGTCGCGTACTGCTTCGGCGGATTTAATCTGTTCTTTAGCGATAGACAGACGCTCTAAAGTGTTGTATACCTCATGGCCCAAGACAACAGTGTTCTCATATCCTTCGGGGTACAAAGCCGAAGCATTGTCGTAGGTGGGGTCAGCACCTTCCGGCATCATCCCCATGTCAATGAACCCCAAGAATTTGCGTACTGCGTCTATGTGTTGTTGGCGTTCGTCGGATGTGACGGTTTGTGTATGGAATTGCAGTTGAAGATCGGAGTCAAAAACGATCCATGTGATTTCGTTTGCATCAGCGCAGATCGCTTGTTGTACTCCTTGCCATTTCCAATATGGGGGGAGTTGACCGTTCCACCTTTTGTTATAGGTTTTCAGTTCATAGATTTTGCCTGACAAATCTTTGCCATCCAATGTTGCCATCAGACGTACACCGTCTTCTTCGTAGCAGAACAGTTCTTGTGGTTCTGTGATGGTGACATTCAAGATTTCTGATGCCCACAACATGAGTGGGCCTTCAAGGATTGTGCCTCGACGCATCGCATCGTTTTGTTCTTTTGGCACGGGGGGTGTCTTGGCCAAGAGTTCTACTGCGAGGTCTGCTGGTGTGGTGAATCGGTGTTCGTTGTGTACTACGGCGGCTACGGATGCTGTGATCCGTGCTTGTCCGTCTTCGTTTTGCCATCGTGCGTTCAACCATTCTTGGCTGCCGTGTGGTGGCTTGGGTATTCTGTATCCGTGCTGCATGATTTCTCCTTGTCGTTGCAGTTAGGTTTACTTTAGGGGTGTAACAGGGTTAAGTCAAGTCAATCGTTTGGATTGTTTGCACCATCGCCACAGGTACGTGTAGCACATGGTCTACATCGTTGTTCGGGGTTCGTGACTGGTAGATGGTGATGTGGCCTGTTTTGGCGTCTGGTAGCAGGTATCCTGCTGTGTGTACGAGGCATCCTTCTTGGTCTAGGTTCTCGATTTGTGTCCATTGGTCTGTGCCGGAGTGTGCGTCTAGCCAGGTGATGTGAACGAACGCATGGTCAGTCATCGTCTTCTACTCCTCGATCACCACAGAACGGTTGTTGTGGTAGAGGTGTCCTGCATGGGCAGGGGTTGTTGCGACGACCGAGGCTAGTCATTCAGGGTATTCGATCACAGACATATCGGATTGTGAATAATGTATGAGCCTGCCATCTTTGCCGATACCGCACCATGTCGGGGCATCCGAATCACACAAGCAGCCGACATTGAGTTTCGGGTCGTGAACGACCACACCTTTACAAGCGTTGCACCGTACCTGGTAGATCATAGTTCTGGTCCATTCAAATCTTCTATGCAAATTGTTCGAGTGTTTTCAGGATCGTAAGTGGTTGGTGTTCCCAATTCCCACGCTTCAAGTTGTTTTTTCCAGCCAAATAGTTCAACCGCTTTTAATTCGGGCATCATTGGTTTCGCAACCCACAAAACAAGACCTACTATTCCGTTTTGTTTCTTTCTAACAGCAGCACCATTACTCGTTCTTATGCGTCGCACTTCGATATTTCTACCTACATCGGGGATTGCCCGATATACCTGGTGTTCTGACCTGTGCCACACATGGCCTGACCAATACCGGTTTGTGTATTTTGCAACGGCAAGTTCACAGACTGCGGCTGCGACTTGTGCTGTTCGGTTGTCTTCCTGTAATGCTTTATTGCTGTAGTGCGGTGCGTCTGGCACCCCCCAGTTGGCTGTATATCTACGAATGCCAACATCACAAGCGTGTTCGTATTCCCATGCGGTTAGTTCAACCGTGACGCTCATTGTTCGTCTGCTTTCCACGGCTCAATCTCATCTTCGGATACATCAGTTGCAATTATCGCGTTTGTTGACGTGTACCGCACATCATATTTTGTTTGCTGTCCATCAACCATAACGATTGCTTCAACTGTGCCTGACAGGTCATCAAGGATTACTTTGTCACCGATGTTGAACAGTCTCATACAAGGCTCGCCCTGACATCACGAATCTGTTGACGCAAACGATCAATCTCTGACCGCAACTGTTTGATTTCTTCCATACGTTCAGCGATCATAAACGCTGCTGTCTCACGCTGATATAGCAACTCTTTCATTGAACTCATTTGTTTCCCTTCGGGTTGTTTGATAAATAATCTTTGCCACGCCACCTAGCCCAACCATCCCTGATTGGTACTAACTCTAAATTAAAATTACCGTCACCAGGCTCATACTCCACCACAGCAACACCTTGTTGCCAGTCCTCTGACCGGTACAACGGGCGACCATCCAAATCATGCCCACCACGGGTCGAAGGCACAGCACCATCAGTACGTGCTAAACAGCCTGGTGATACAGCCAAGATAGTTCTTGCCCCGTCGTGGTCGTCGCGGGTTCGTTCAGCCCATTCACGCCTGTGGATATGTCCAAAGATCACAGAGGTTTTTACGGTTGACAGATATTTGTGTGCTGTGGAACCGCCAGAAGCAACCTTGTCTCCGTGGATAACGTGTAGGCGTTCGTTGATCCAATGAGCACTTGTTGGGTATCCACTCAGATACGTCACCTCAGACTCATCTAAACGACACAGATATGGAACAGACATGACAGGCCATTCGTGGGGTACTTTGCCACGGCGTAATCCGAACGCTGCTGCTGCTGAGTCCAGCACATAGTTGCCGAGGCGTTCTTCGTGGTTGCCTGCAATCCAAATGATTTTGGCTTGTGGCGCAATCGTGCGTAACTGGGCGCATAGTTCTGTGGCACGGTCTATCGCTGCTTGTGTCGTTCTGGCGAAGGCAGGCGTGTACCTATATTTGCCAAACTCACAGAGGTCTAGGTTGTCGCCAACCATAATGATTTGGTTTGGCTTCGCTGCTTTAACAATTCGTAACGCAACCTCGATGGCTTGCTCATCGTGGATTGGTTCCAACGCTTCGTTACCTGCATGAAAGTAGCCGAGTTGCATGTCTGGCAGGATGACTGCTGTTTGATATTTACTTGTTGACACAACACTGGGTGTGAGTTTCGGAACACGATACTGCCTGCCCTGTCCGATGATCGGCCATGCAGGTGCATTAGATTTCCGTAGATCATCAGCCAGTGACATGTATCAGTTCTCCTCTGCGGTAAGCAGTAATCGAACCAACACTGATCCGATGACCACGGTTTTCTAACACTCGGCTAATTGCCGGTGCAGAAATAGTGTAGTCGTTTAGTGCAGCGAGAAGATCGGCTTTGTCTTGGGCATCTAGTTTGTTGATGATCTGTAACAGCATTGGTATTCTGCCGCTAACTAGTTTGCTATTTTTTATCTCTTGTAGCAGGCTTGGCTTCACGGATTTTTTTGGCGTGTTCAACGTGCGCTCCCTCGATTGTTTTGTTGAGTTTTTCGATGATGTCCCACAGTTCATCGGCTTGGTTTCGTGAAGGTGTTACCTTCAGCAAACTGTCACGGATGAGTGTCAACTCAACGGTAGTGAATCCCCTCGACATTTGCAAGCACCTTCCAATCGGCTTAGTTGTGCTTGGACCTTACATGGTCTGTGAGCGCACCGTCAATTCTGTCTACTTTGTCTTCGGTTCGGTTCAAAGATTTGTGCATGTTGCGTAGGATGCCTTGCACTATGGCGTGGTCTTCACGGTTTTCTTTGCCTAGTTTGGCAACTACTACCGCTAACAGACCGAAAGCACCAGTAACACCAGCAGCCCAAACAGCATCCATGTCATACGGCTTTCGTAGCGAGGTGTGCTACAACCGCTGGTGGGACTTGGTTTCCTTGTGTGTAGCGGATGTGCCACGGTTCGGATTGAACTTCGTGTGAGAAGCCGTAGAGGTGTTCGTTGGCGAGCATCCATTCAAGTCTAGGGCCTGACGCTGAAGCCACATCGACCGCAATAGCGAGGTTATGCTGCGATTTTCCTGGTGTCGCCAAACAGGCTTGACCTTTTTTGAGATACCATTTCTTACCCTCAAAGGTGCGTGTGTCTGGGTTGCCTGTGTCTTCTAGTTGATAACGCTGAAAGAACGCTTTGGTTTGTAATTCGAGTGTGCGGTATGTGTCGCCTGCTGATGTCGGTGTCAGTTTGATACCAGCCTTGTCTGCGGCATCTACCATCGCTTCCCATGCGTCAGCAGCACAATGGTGGAGTGTGCCACCTACGGTTTGGCGTAGTTTTTCTGCGGCTAGTTTGCCTGGGACAGCACCTTTCAGGTGGTCACAAAGTTTGACTGGTACAACAGGGTATGGCATTGAAGTTACTTCTCGGATTTTGCGCCGAACGCGCTGTTAATTTCTTCCATTGTGAGTTTGCCATCAAGCGATGATTGAGCAAGTTTCTGAATAACGGTGGCACATGCAGCGAAACCAGCAAGAACAGCCGACTTCCAAATTTCCAACTCGGGGGCAATCACAGCACTACCGCCAACGATAGCCAACGCTGAGGACAGGAACACTGCCACGATACGACCGAGGATGTCTTGTGCTTTTTTCATTCTGATTCCTTTGTGCTAAGAGTTAATGCTGCGTGTAATACCAATGATACACCAACCACCCAGATCGCTTGCCGGAGTGTTGGGCCTGACAGGGTGATCAAGACTAGTCCTGTGCCTGCGTATGTCCATGCGTTGTCTTTGAGTAAGTCAGTGAGGCGTTTCATTTCCGTTTTATCTTACTACCTGCTGCTGTGAGGGTTGTTCCTGCTGCGATGGCGATAAGGGTTCGGCGTTCACCTACAGGGATGTTTGAACCTGTTGGCACGTAGTCGTCAAATCCTCCGAAGATGTCTATGGTGGCTTCAAAGGCTTTTTGTACGGCGAGTGGGGCGTTTTGGATTGCTTCTGTGAGTTCGGCTATTTGTGTGTCGTCTAGTTGGTCTACTTCGATGGTGGCAAAGATTTCTTCAGCCTGGTCTGAGGTGATAACAGCCAACACGTCAGGGTTTGAGGCTAGTTCTGTGGCTTGGTCTGCTGTTACATCTGTGGCTAGAAGTTGGTCTATGAGGGCTACGGCTTCTTGTTCGTTGAGGTCGCCGAGTGCTTCTACGGCAGTGGCAAACTGTTCATCGGTGAGTGGTTCACCACTATCTATAGCGTCTAGGAGGGCTTCTACGAGTTCGGCTGGTATTTCCTCGGTTATGTCTATTGGGAGTGTTACAGGCGTTTCTGGTGCGTCTGGCAGGGTGTCAGGTGGCAGGGTGTCAGGCACCGTGGTATCAGGAACGGTGGTGTCGGGGATGGTGGTGTCGGGAACGGTGGTGTCGGGAACCGTTGTCGTTTCCAGAACTGTTGTTGAAGGTTCAAGAACCGTTGTTGTTGACGCTTCTACCGTTGTTGTCGACGCTTCTACCACTGTCGTTGTTGTTGCTTCTGGAACCGTTGTGTCTGGGGGCAGTGTGGTCGTTGTTTGAAGTGTCGTAGTAGTTGATTCTTCTTCCACAGGCACAGTCGTAGAGGGTGCAATAGTAGTAGTGGTCGTCGTTGTAGTCGTGGATGTTGTTGTGGTGTCCCATGTTGTTGTTGTTTCCTCAATAGTTGTAGTAGTTGCTGGACTGTAAGTGGTGGTGAACGCTTCATCGGGAACCATTGACCATCCCTGATTGTTGATGTTCCAAGCCAACATTACACAAGTGTTTCCGCCATTCTCATACATCCACAAGTCAAGTGGTTGGCTGCCTGCACTAATGTCTATCTGTCCTGACTCCATCCACGTACAACCCTGGTCCCACCAGTTGCCCCACTCAAAGCCACCGATACTGATTGTGCCACCGTCATCTGATGCAAACCAAAACTCTATGGTGTCATGTGCTGGTATCTCGATAAAGCCTGTCATATGCACCATGAACAAGTCGTAGGTGCATTCCCCAAACGGTTCACCGTCATAGGAACGGTTGATGTTGTTTTCCACTTCACTACCGCATTCGGTATAGATGTTGTCTGACCGTGTTGGCGGTACAGCGTCAATCGTGTAGTAGGTGGTTTGTAGCCCTGCTACTGGTTCAGCGTTAGCAGATGGTGCGAACAACGCCAGGATTGCTACAGGCGCAAATATCAGCCAGCGGCTAGACCGCATCTCTAAACGTAGTCGTGTTTAATGATGTAGTTTACGGCAACAAACGGCTGGTTGTAAGCAGTGCCACTACCAGTTCCGCCACCACTGGTAACAGCATAGTTGGTCAGAGTGTTTGCGTGTTGGTGTGCAGAACCAGCAACATTTGTAAGGGTAACAGTTGCACCAAGACTGGCAGGACCCGTTGAAACGTCTTGGTTTGCAACCGAACCACCGTTTGTGTATGACGAACCATTATTCGCTTGATAGGTACTTGTATAAGCATGAGTTTGTATATGACCGTGACTTGTTGTAGCAAAACTTGTTGTCCCACCCAATGTGTTTGCGTGAGTGTGAGCAGACTCGTCAACATTCGTGATAGTGACGTTGGATGTAACCGAGTGAGTGTGACTTGGCAAGTTCGCTTCAGCAATAGTTGTCGAACCACCAGTACCCAACAAAGTGCTACCCGTACCCGATGCTGTTTTACCTAGCGCAAAACGCCCACGCAAATCAGGTGTAGTGGCACAAATCGCATTAAGTTCAGGGTAGGTTCCAGCCGACACAGCAGTACCGTTACACAAAATCCAACCCGCAGGAGCAGCCGAATCAGCATAAGCACTAATAGTTCCAACAGGACAAAGCAATTTCAACAACGTCAACGCCAAATCACCCTGCACAATAGTCGCATCAAGAATTTTGGCTGAAGTCACAGCACCAGTAGCAATACCAGCAGCAGCCACCTGACCCCACGCAGGATCAGTGCCGTTAGAAATCACCGCATAACCAGATGTACCAATTCCCAAACGGGCAACAGTCGGACCCGCACCCATCGTCAACAAATCACCGCGAGTAGTCATCGTCGAAGTAAACAAGTTTGCCTCATCAGCCTCATCAGCCGAAAACACCGGATAGATCGCTGCACCCGAACCATGCGAAACAGCAGTCGTATCATCGGCTCCGCGAGTCAATGTCAAAGTAGAACCCGAAATAGTTGCAGAACATTTTTCTTCAGCCGAAGTACCAGGCTCAATTACCACCATAAACGGAACAGAAGCAGTAGAAGGCCACCCAGTAGTAGCAGCCAACGAACAGGTCAAATCCGAAGGGTTGATACCAGCCGTAATTGTTGTCGCAGCGGCAGCACCCTTGTATTGTCGTCTAGTCACAGCAGCCATAGTTGTCCTTTATCTTACACTACGCATAATGATCGTACATGTGCCGTTCCAATCCCATTCGTTGCTGGAATGTGCCGCATCCACAGGCTGCCAGCGTACATCTTCAACAATCACCGAATAGGTTTCCAAGTTTTCTTGATAGGTGATAACCGAAGGGGTTTCCACCAAAGCCCTTAAAAGGGAAAGTTCTTCATCCACATCAAAAAAGTAGTCTCGACCACGAATGTTTACCTGATGATGCAACAACACTGGAACACTAAAAATTTGTGAACGCAACGGTGCCGCATACGCCCGACCCATCCACCGTGTCAACACAGGACCAACGGTGGCAGTAGCGGAACGTGTCAAAGTGAGCCGAACCTCAGCCTCAAAAATGCGTGTCTCAAACCCATCAAACGTGGATTCCAAACTGTCAGCAACAGACTGAGAGCCAACCGTTTCAAACGACCCACCATCAGAAGCAACAGCCAACGCAACTGTGCCATCTAACTGTTCGGTACGCAAATCCCATTTAGGAACAAACTTGCTGTCTGGTACACCCCAACGATAAATACCTGAATCAATCGTTCCAGAAGCAACAAGATCGGTGGCATGTTCGCAGTACACACCTAAGCCTGTAACCGTGAACACTGGTCGTGTGCCGTACAGGTTGATTGAAGGCACAGCACCTTGACAGGGTGCAGCAACCGTACCTGTAACCATCAAATCTGCTGCCCAAGCAGGTTGATTAGTGGCGATCTGTGAACCAATGTCCATACGACCCAAACCTGTAGATATGGTGTCAATGTTCTTGTATGAGAACCAAACAAACCGACCTTGTGAAGCAAACGCATCCACCTGACCAACCTCAATCAACGGACCTACAACAAGGTTGCCGTTGTCATCCGATGAAGCAAACCTAAACCCTGTGGTTGTACCGATCAGCACATAACCTAAATACGAATCTAATGCTGTAACGATTTCACCTTCAGGTAGTTCGGCTGCCACAGTTGGAGCATCCAAGGCCGTACCATCTGTTTTGATGGTGGTCTTGTAAATCAACGATGTTTGACCTGCGTAACCTGCCGCATAAATGTGGTTTTGTCCACCAGCAAACCCAACCCATGACCAAGTGCTGTTCCCGTGAGTAAACAACCCTGCGCCTGGACCACCACCAGAAATAAAGTTGTAGATCGTGGCACCAGCAGCAGCCATCAAACGGCCTTTGGTGTACTTAATTTTAGTGAACGTGTCTGTACCTGTGATGTAGGAACTGAACACGCCCGTAGAAGTGTTCGTGTAATGAATGCCGTGAGAAGCAAACGAAGCCCACACGTTGTAACCGTCACTTGTCATCGAGCCAACATCCCCACTGGTGGGTTCGCCTGTGCAGTTGGTTGGACTGGCGGTAAGGCTTGTGTAGAACGTCACGTTGCCACCCGAAGCCACATACAGGCGTGTGCCAGCAACAATAGATTTTAGTGTCGCAGTAGCATCAGACAGGATTTGAGTGGTGTCTTTCAACAACGACAACTTCCCACGATCCCAAACATTCACACCCTTGTTAGAACGAAAACGGTACACCTCAGCATCAGCAGTATCCGAATAATCCTGTCCAGCACCATAATGCCAAGACGACTGTGAACGCCTCCACAAACCCTGTGGGTTGATAGCAGCCTCACCAGGTTCAGCCGACTGGTCAACCGAATCACGAACACGAGCATCAAACTGGCGTGTGAACTCATTAGATTTTGTGTCAATCAAATACGGTCGACCGTTAATAGCCACAGGAAAAACATACGGAACAAGTTGTGTCGTACCTGTACCCGTAAAAAACGATGCACCACCACGAAACGGGCTACTAAAATCTAAAAGATATGTCACATTAAACCCTGATAGTTAATGGATACTGCCGAGCCAACTTAGAAGCCTCAGCAATAATGCGATCACGACGCAACCTCAAAATGTTTGTAACCGAATTAGACATAGAACCAGCAGGAACCTCATCCGACCTACGAGTATCACCCTGTGATTCAATAAAGTTGCGTTTCACCTCACGCACAGCCAACATACGAGCCATCACACCCATCTCAACAATGTCTTCCATGGTCAAAGGCAACAAACAAACCGACTGAATATCTGATGCAGTAGTAGAAGCCCGCACAAACGGTGCCTTATATCGAACACGCAAAGTACCTGCCATAGACAACTCATCAAACGTCAAAGCAAACCCTGACGCAAAATCTGCTGTAGGCAAATCCCGTGACAACCTCACCCCACGCAACACCGGATAATCAGAAGCCAAATACTTTAGACGCACATCAATCAAATCAATCACCGTAGAAGCAGACGTAATATCAAGTTGGCGGTCAGAACCGTTGTAACTTAGATCGGCGTTCACCACCCGAAACAGACCGTTAGACGGGCTAGACAAATCATCTAACTCTTGGTTGAACGAATCCAACAGTTGTTGCTGTGGGAAACGAGGGTTCAAAATGGCAAGTGCGCCAGCCGTGTGCGCGGCTGCCGTAGTACCTAGATAGCCTCGTTCGACAGTCAAAGTCTTAGAACCCGACTCAGCAACCCAGATATACATGAGTTCCGAATCAATCTCAAACACCGATCCGCTACGCAAACCAGCCAAGTCGTAAGACATGACAATAGAAGTATCTGCCGATGTAACGGTTGTTGCTAACTTGTTCCGTTCCTCAATCGTTCCAGATAACAGTTGCCGTGACACCCTGTTAATGAGCGCACCAGCAGTAGACATTTACTTCTTTTTCTTGGCCTTCATTTTAGGTTTGCCGTATTCCATCATCTTCTCTTTTTTGCCTTCGCCTTTTTCGTGCTTTTTCATAGCACCCTTAGACTTGTACTTTTCGCCTTTAGCAGACATGATGACTTACCTTTCGTTCCAAATGAGTAGGCATCAGATTACCACACTTCAACAATCCCATTTGAGTAATCCTGCCTTAAATAGAACGTCACGTACATTCAACACTACACGATGTTTCACACCAGGTAACAGTTCCACCCGATGTTTACCAATGTCAGCCTGCACCCGTTTAGACACCTCGATTTCGCATGTTGGTTCAAACGGTTTCCACGCGCCAGTAGACCTGTTGGTGCTTGGTTTGACGATCTGCAACAACTGATCGGCTGCTGTGTCCCAGTTAAACGCTGCTGTTTGTGGGGCTGTCAGGGTTGCCTGACGACGGTACTTGTCACGTTTGTTATATAAGTCTTTGATGGCTTCAGCCA